ACGAGCGAATTGCTGTTTGCGCTGATCTGGATGCGACGGGTGCGGCTCATCACGCTGCCCATCTCATTCATCCTCTGCAAGATTTCCGCCGCGAAATCAGGCTGGACGAGAAAGCCTCCATCGCTCGGAACACCCTCTGACAATCCGAGCGCTTTGGCTCGCTTGGCCTGAGCAGCCAGACGCTGGTCAGCACGATGGGGGCGCATGGCTGCCTCGGCCACAGCGTAGAGCTGCTCGCCGAGCGATTTGAATGGCATATCAGCCATCTTGTCAGTCTCATCAGCAGTAACGACCAGTCGTGCCGCCGATTTGGTGGCAGGCTCGCTTTCAACCTGCGCTCGGAAAGCCTTGAGCGCATCGATTTCATCGCGCAGTGCCTTCATTTCATCATAACCCATTTTTTTGTCTTCCATTTCTACCTCCACGTTTGCGCCCGAGGCCATCATGTCCAGTTCATGCAGTAGCTGCGCCCGTTGCTTGTAGCTTTGGGCGAGATCCAAATCACCTTCCATCACGGCGTTGCGGGCCAGATTGATACATTCCATCCACGTCATTTCGTAAACTCCTGTTCCATTCGGGCCAGTTCATCCAGCATCGCAGCTGCCGCAGATTTTTTATCCGCCTCTGGAGCCGCCTCTGTACAATCATAGCAGGATGCCATCAACAGATTGTCGATGCCGAGCGATTTGACCGCCGCCACAACGTTGTCGTCAATCATACGCGGATCCATCGGCTGGACCGTGAGCGTATCTCTACGCAATGGCCATGCTACAATCTCGCCGTTGGCCGCTTTGACCACACCGTCGGGGATTGCCTCCGTGCTGGTACCGATGAGCCCGGCCCGGATGAGCTCCTCCAGAAATCGGACATACTTGTTGCGCCGGTTTAGCACACGTTCGACAAACATCCCTTTCTCGTCGATCACAGCTGTCTTCCAGTCGACCCGGCCCAACACATCGTCAGGGCCTGGCTCCCCAGACGGGGCATAGCCATGCTCCCAGTCAACGGCCAAGATATCGGCTTGCGTGTACGGCGACTCGAAAATAGTTTTGGCCGTAAAGAATTCGCCCAACGACCCGTCTGGATTGCGCCGATGCGATGCCAGCCCCTCCAAATCCCGACCGCCCCACAACACCATGTAATTGCCGATGCGCAGCTCGTCGTCGGTCATGCCGAGCGCTTTGACTGTATTTTTGCCCTCATCGATATCGTACCAGTCATAGCACGCCCAAAATCCGGGCGCCAACGGATCCCGCTTGTCGCTGCAACTGTGCCGGGCCAGAAAACTTTCTCGGCGCTCGGGGATGTCTCGCTGCATGGGCAGTTCTGGATCCCCGTAGTGCACCAGATATTCTTTTCCGTTGCGTAGCACTGTGCGCATGTACTTTTTGTCTTCCCGGCTCGATGGCCGTCGAGGCGACGCCTGCACCGTCACGCCATTGTACGTGTAGCGCCGCATCGCTTTTGTCTCGCTGCTGGTCATGACTGGTTTGCCATCCTCTGGTAATCCTGTGCGCCGCTTGCGACGGATGAGACGCTGGCGCTCTGCTTCTGATAGGTTTTCTGCCCGGCTTTTGGGCAGGCATTTGGGGTATGCCTCCAGATAATCGTCTTCGGACATTCCTTCCGTCGGCCGGCCACACGGCTCGTAGCCACCGCCCTCTTTTGGCCGGCTGATGTCGACCCACTGTTCCGCAAACCATTCCGTGAGATTTTTGTAGCTGGCCTCTGCATCTGCATCGCCATCAATATGCTCGATGAGCGTTTCGGCGTCTACGGATTTGCCACTAGTGTATCCGCTCTCATCCTCCCCATGCCGCTCCCGAACCAGTTGGCTGTAGCGCTGCACCAGCCAGCCGTTGGCATAGGCAGACGGATAGACACGATATTTTCTGCGAGCCTCTTCCCTGGCCCGGACCCAAAGTTTGGGGTATTTGACATCCGGCGGCGTGTCTGCCTTGTCCGCCTCGCTGGCATAGAGCGCTGCCACTTGTGCTTCTGCCTCCGCTCGGGTATTGTGACAGCCGGCCAGCGAGCCATCGTCGGTTTTGATGACAGCGTAGCCAACGCAATCGGTTGTGTCAGATTCGATGTGCCAGGGCATCATGCCTCCAATGCTCGTTCAATGGCTGATTCAAATTGTCTCATAATCCGGGTTGCGTTGCGCTCTAAAACTTGGACATCCGTCTGCCAACGCCCACGGTGGATGTTGGCTTGGAATTCCTGAGACTGCACGAATGGCGCATAAATGACTTTTGTGCCAACCCTACCTACGAGACGGCCGCCCTCCGTGCGCACTCTGGTTGTCCATGACCTGCCGAGCGTGCCAGTCCTAACATAAGGCGAGCTTGGTCTTGGCGCTGGATACTTGGCCAGATCCGCCTGCAATATCATCATGCTCCTCTGCATGGGGGGGCGCAGGATGCTGTGGATTTGCTGGAGCGAATTGAATTTGCGCATGAGCTTGTCCACACCCTCGATCCGTATCGACGCCATGTTAGACCTCCGTATCCACTACGACCGGCACGATCCAGCAGCGACATCGGGGATGTGCAGGCGGCAATTGAAAGTTGCTTCGAAATTGCGTACGGATTTGTTCGTCCAGTGCCTGGTCGAATTTGTCGTCGATGCCTACAATCTGACCGTTCAGCGCGCCACATATCGGACACATCAGCTCATCCGCCGCGGCCCGCCATTCCATGTAACGGATGCCAGCCTCTTTATAGACGCGCTGATTGGCCTCCGCATAGGCACGCGTGACCTCTGTGGATGCAATTAGTTGAGCGCGCTGTGCACCAAAAACCGGCTCCAAATCTTCGATGAGCATATAGAGTGGCTCACCATTCTGTATCCATGCCGCAACCGCCGTGCGAGTTCGAGCAAGTGTTGTCTCATCAATTCCTCCGATCAATGTTCCGATATGGTTTTGCGCCCACGCCCGAGCGTCCTCGTTGACCAGCGTCCAGTCCATTCCCAGTCCGATTGATTCCAGCTGTTCGACCGCCACAAACACGCCCAGGTCGACGCTTTCCAGTAGCGCCCGACGCAATCGGTCGTAAAGCGCCTGTTCATTTTGGATTTCTTTGACTGCGGCTTCCAGCTCGGCGTCCACGTCACCGATAAATTCCTCCGCCGACATCCTACGAGCCGTCTCGTAGATGGCACGTTTCTGCTTGGTCAGAGCCGCTTGAATGTCACTGGTTGCCTCCCGCTCTAAGCGGTCGCGCTTGCGGGGCTCTGCTATTTCGATCGGCCGGAACACAGGCTCTTCCGGCTCGCCGGGATCGACCTGTAACCCGAGGGCTTTGTCACGGATACTGTTCCGCGATGTCCGCCCAGTGTTGGCCCGAGTAAAAAAACTGGTGCCATCGACAGCCTCCAAAATAGACGCTTTGTCGACTGGGGTCAGGATGTCGCTGGCAAATAGTGCAGGGTCTGGATTGTGTCGCTTTTTCGCCCAGCGCCGGAACCGTGCAATTTCCGCGGCCTTGGCTGTGTCGATGGCAGGAGCCTGTTCGGGCGCCGGCGCCGGGGCAACAGGTGCTGGGGCAACAGGTGCTGGGTCCAGATCCTTGTATTCAATTCCGTACGGCAGAGACACGCCCAGAATCTCCGCAGCGACCGACGGCTTGATACCGGCCTGCACATAATTGAGCATACTATTGGAGCGACGCTCCTCGTCCGCCTGATAGATGGACATTTCTTCCGGTCTCAGTTCGAGCCGGTATCCGCTCGGAGCCAGCAGAGATTCGTTGACGATTTCCGCCAGATAAGTCAGCGACGGGATAATCGTCATGTCGTAAAATGACAGTGCGTCCTGCTGAGCCGTAGCATAGTTGGCGGCGTTGGACATGACAATCGAGTGGGGGACACCCAGCGCTGTGGCAATATCTTGTCGTCGCTCTTCGGACAGCTCAGCCGTGGCTAAATTTTCCATCCCCTCCCCGACAACAACTGGGGTGACACCAGCCCGAACAGCCGCCGTCTCCCAAGCGGATTTGGAGCCCGAGAAGAATCGCTTCCACCAGCTCTCCAGCCGTTCCATTTCCGCAGGAAGCGGATTCCCGTCGACGGTCAGAAGCGTTGCCTTAATGCCGCCCCGTTCGAAAAAGTTGCTGGCAAACTGGTCGATGTTGTACAGCACACCAGCCGACGACAACGCTGCCTGAGCAGGTGGACGTCCAGGTTGCGTCTCGTGCAACGGATTCGGCAGCGGGAAATAAACGTAATCGGTCAGTTCGAACATCTGCGATCGGCCCCGGTCCAGAACCCGCTTAAATCCGGTCAATCCTGACTGCTCGCTGAATTGAGGGACAACGCTGTTGGGGGCATGCCAGCGCAGAGAGATGATTTTGGCCCGGTTGCGCTCGATGAACCAAAATGCCTCTGGGGCCAAGCACAATGCAGCCTCGGTCAGGCTGAGCAACCGCTTGAAATTTTGCAGGTAACTCAATGCTGGAGGGGGAGATGGCACCGTCGACAGCCACACCTCGTTGTCTCCCTGCATGATCGCCCAGGGCACACGGGTAACGGCCGTCGCTCGGATATTGACGCATCGGTACAGATAGGCGACGGCTTGGTAGTAGTTGCCGGCCGCCGTTGTCGCCTGACGGCTGTCTGCCATCTGTGCTGAGCTGGGGGCCAGCTGCGTCCACGCCTGCTCTGGATACTGGTCCAGAAAAAATGTGGATTTGCCATCAGTCATCACGTGCCGTTGAGCCATGCTTACCTCCCACCAAATAGCAGCAGGGATCTACTGCCGTGATTGACTCCATGCCATGCCAGAGCCAGAGACATTACGCAATCGTCATGCAATCCGTCAGGCGCCCCATATGACATCAGCCCGGAGGGCAGGCGCTCCATCTCGTACGATTGCAGCTCGTTGATCAGCACATCGTCTGCAATGATGCTGATGGATTGTCTAGCAAACGCCAGCGCCAAGTCGTCGATGACAAGAGTTTTGCTTGCGTTGCGCGTCTGGAATGGCACGACCGGCAGCCCTTGACGTTGCATCTGCTCGATGAGCGGCTCGCCGATGCTGTTGGATTCTGCCACGATCGAGAATGGTTCGAACCGTTCGAACAGCCCGGTCAGCCGCCCGAGCTGAACCTGGTAATCGATCTGGTTGAACCGCTCCATGTGCACCAGTGCGCCGTCGGTCACATCCATCACGCAAATGACGGTAAAGTCGTGTGACTTGCCCCAGTCGACGCCGAACACGTATTGACGGCCAGCCTGCGCGTTGGCCTGTGGACGAGCCGTGGCACAAGCCCGAACGTTACTGAATACACCGCCGCCATCTTCGACAAATTCAGCGAGCCACTCCTGTCTGTACGTGCGTTCCGACACTCGTTCCCGAGCCGCTTCCGCTGCTCGGCGAATGCTGGGCATGGGATTTGCAGACGACGGCGCGGTCCACGATGCGATGTTGCGCTGGCCGGCTACGCCACGCTGGTACTCGCGCCAAAACCAGTTTCGACCTTTAGGTGTGCTGATCAGCAGGATGCGCCCATCCCGATCGGCCACCGTCGGCAGCAGAACGTCCGTGTAAGTTTCTTCTCGAACTTGCGCCGCCTCGTCCACGATGACAACATCAAACGCTTCGCCGCGCAACGCAACGTCGTTGTCTGCACTGTACACAGACAATCGCCCCCGGCTGGGAAATTCGATCACGCGCTCGGACCGATAAATCCGAACGCTCTTGCCGGCTGGCCCCACCATCGAT